AACATCATCAGAGAAGAAGCTGATATTGATAAAATTGCCAACCGTGTTTCTCAAAAGATCGCTGATGAATTACGAAGACAAAAAGAATTGAAAGGAGTGTATGCATGATTACATACAATGAATTAGTAATTGATGGGATTCATACTTCATCATTTCCTTTTAAAGTAATCGTGCTTGAATCTCCTTCAATTCAAGTCGGTTCATCAAAAGATAAATTATTAAGTCATGATGGATTAAGCGGGTATATTGTTCAATCAAACAATCACAGAGAAGCTATTGAGAAGAAATACACACTTCAACTTGTTAACCCAACCGAATTGCAAATATTGGAATTTATTCAATTCCTCTCAAAGCGTAAATTTTGGCTTGAAAATCAGCAGAATAAGCTTGTCCGATGGTGGTGTTATCACACTAAAATATCTGACACCGAGAGAGATAAATTCAATATCTATTCGCTTGAAGTAACTTTTATTTGCCATCCAACAAAATTCATGAAGTCTCTGGATCGTCAGATTCTTAATTCTAGTGGTGTTTTAAAACTACAGGGCAGTGCATTAGCATTCCCAACTATAACAATCAATGGTAATAGCACATCTGAAACAACTCTTACAATCGGAAATCAAATCATTAGGCTTGAACGATTATCAGAACAAGCGGTGATGACCAACAACCCAGAAAACCCAAGCTTTGTTGACAAGAGAGGAACGGTAATTAAATGGTCTGGCGACTTCATAACAATTGATGCCAATCAATCAAATAAGAATATTGGGGTGGCTTTTGGTCCTGGAATCCAATCTGTCATTTTTGAAACCAATTGGGGGTGGCTATAATGCTCTTCTTGTTAGATAAAGATGCCAAAACAGTTAAATGGAATGGTCAGCCATTACATGAAACTTCAAAAGCAATTGTGTCTGAAGAAATCAACGGTGATTACATCTTAAATGCGACATATCCAATCACTGATACACGCATCCACAAATTGTTAAAAGAAGATATGTTGATTATCGCTCCAACTCCAATGACAGGCCGCCAATTGTTTAGGATTAAAGAAGTTAAAGAAGAAGATGATTCTATCAATCTCACTTGTCCACATATTACTGAAGATGTATTCAAACGTTCAATCCGTCCGATGCGTGTATCAAATGCAACCACTCAGACAGCATTGAACACAATGATTACACAGTCAAAAACATCACTTGGAGTCTTTACGTTCTCAAGTAATATTCTTGAAAAACGTACATTTACAACGACAGAAGTTGAGACACTTTACAATATTCTTTTAGATGGTAAACATTCCATTGTTGGAACTTGGGAAGGCGAAATCATTCGCAATAATTTTCTCATCGACATTCAAAAAAGTCGTGGAACCGATCGAGGTGTTGTAATAACAACTCATCAAAGCTTAAATAAGTACGATAGAGAAAGAAACAGTTCAAGTGTAATCACCCGCATTCATTTAAAATCAACATTTAAACCCGAAGGCAGTGAGCAAGAACGAACAATCAATATCACTATAGATAGCCCTCTTATCAATGATTATCCATATATCAATGAAGCTGAATATGAGAATAATAATCTCAAAACTGAAGCTGAGTTGAGAAAATGGGGTGAAGCAAAGTTCAAAAATGGAAATATTGATAAACCTAGCGACAAAATTGAAATTGAAGCTTATGAATTAGATGGTCAAAAAGTCAATCTAGGGGATACGGTCAGAATCATGAGTTTAAAACATGATGTCATGGTCAAAAAGAAGGCTATAGGATATAAATTTGATGCATTGAGTGGTAAATACCTATCAATCACATTTGATGATAAAGCTGGCATTGGTGGATCTCGTTCTATTTCAAGCAGTATTTCTGATGTAGCATCCGAAATCATCAATACCTTCAACCAGAAAAACAATGGGAATTTTGAAAAAAATCTTCAAGCTTTGATTGAAAATGCAAATAGGGAATTTGACTTAAAATCTGAGGCTTTGAAACAAGAAATCACTGACGGTCTCGAACAGGCTAAGGCGCGATCTGAGGCAGTTAAGGAACTCATCTCTAATGATATTGAGCGACGTTTCCAGGAATTTGGGAACAAAGACCTTGAAGAAGTCAGACGAAAAGTAGACGAAGCATTGAAGAAGGCTGGCACATTGCCAGACGCTGCAAGCTTGTCAACATCTGTGAAGCGAGAAATCTTGGCCAGCCCCGACCTAACTCAAAAGGTCAGCGAGACAATCCAGCAAACGGACAGCGGGACAATCTACAATAAGATTTACCAAAATATCAAGCATGATTTTGTCGTGTCAGACGAAATCAGTCCAGTATTAGCTGGCATTAATCAAAAACTCAAGAGTCAAACCATTGAGTTTCAGAAGCTGACTGAAAGTAATACGCTATACGAGCGTATTCTGGGGAAATCTGAGACAGAAGCACCCGATAAGTTATCACGGCTGGTTATGTCAAGCGAGATTTTCCAGACGGAGGTTGGGAAATACTCAACGCAAGGTGGCCCGAATATGCTCCGAAATTCGAGAGCGGACGATGGGTTGAAATATTGGACTGAAGCTAACGGAAGATTGGGTTTCACGGCTCATCAATTCTATTTTAACGGCCAAAAACGAATGTTTGAGTTGAGGCCGGGAGCAATCGTTAAAAGTCCGCGTTTCATTGTCAAGCGTGGTGCTGATTACACATTGAATATTTTAGGTTTTGATAATAATTCAAAATATTTTAAGATCTATTTCTGTAAACGCAAAAAAGGATCAACAGAGGTTTTTGGAGAAAAACAACTTGTATTTGACGGGAAACCACAACATACAGAGGGGCCTGTTTTTAACAATACAAAAGCAATCAAGAAATCTTTCCAATTTAATGTTGGAAATTTTGATGATGGTTACCTTCAATTTGAGTATGACCGCAACAATCCGAATAAATGGGGCGGGCTATTTATGACCGAGCTTGACTTCTACGAAGGCACAAATGACCGCAAATGGCAACCAGCACCAGAAGATAGCGCAGAACCTATTGAAGCAGTCAAAACGAAAGTAACACAACTTGCGGGATCTTACGCTATCGAAAACCTTAATAGTGCAGGTGATCTCATCAATGGTATCAACTTAGGAGCTGATGGGACTACTCGATTTGTTAGTAAGCTGATGCACATCTCGGGTGATACTCTTATCGACAATGCGGTTATCAAATCTGCGATGATTGACAAGTTAAAAACTGGAAACTTTGAATCTGGCTCTGTCACGACTCAGATTATAGCTTCAAATGCGGTAACTGCTGACAAATTACTTGTGGACTCTGCAATGATCAACAAACTGGTGTCAAATCAAGCATTCATCAAAGAACTGTTTGCTCAAAGAGCCACGATCACTCAAATCCAGTCCATTGATATCACTGGTGAGCACGTCAGAGGCGGTCGAATAACCTCATTAAATGGTGGTACGGTAATCGATTTGCAAAATGGATGGATCAACACAAACCAGGAAGGAGTTGGTATCAGAAACCAATTTCCTGGCAGACCGTTGCAATATATTGCCTTTGGCACCGGTAGGATTGGAGATGTCGAGGGCTCTTACACGGCTCTTTTAAGCAACCGTAACGGTGTACAGAATATGGATAGCACGTCAGCAGGTGTCCAAATTTGGAATGGCAGAAGCAATGGTAAAGTTAGATCAGCTATCACATTTTATGGTCAAACAATGGACTTCTTGCAAAGCGCACAACAAGGATTGAGGAGCATAACAATAGATGTTAGATCAAAGAGTATTAATGGACTTGACGATATTATTGTGAAAGGGGCGTCATTGAGCAGTATCCTTGACAATATTTTTGACAACTTTCGAAATTTGGATAATAACGGTAATTATAGTAGAGCATATCACCACCGATGGCATTAAATAGAAAGGAAAACCATGAACACACAAGACAAAATTATCAATAACTTAGGGGTTCAACTCGCAAACAAATCAATTGAATGTGCCAATTACAAGGCGTATTTTGAAGAGGCTCAAGAACAATACAATACATTGCTATCTGTCCTCGAATCAGACAAGGATTTGATGGATCTCTTTAACGAAATCAAAAATAAAAATGAGGTGGCTAACTAATGGATTACAAATTACATTTTAAATTATTTGACGCAGTGACAAACACGACCAAGGTAGCAATCAAGCAAGATGCTCCCTACCGTGTCTTTGAAGAGACTTTGCCAAATAATCGAATGGCTGAAAGTGATGCGACACTGGTAGAAGCAGTATTGAACATCGTCCGGATGGAATTGGATCCATCGGGTGCTGTTATCGCATTGAAGAAGGAGCTTGACAAATCTGTGGAAGCTAATAAAGAAGCTATCCAAAAGATTCAAGAGCTTACTCTTGAGAACGAGAAGAAAGAGGCTCAAATCCAAAATAACAAAGCTCTTGCTGATTGGTCAGTGCTCGTAGCTGTGACCAATCAAGACAACCCACTTGATCCAACTCTCTTCAAACGGGCGCTTGAGCTTGTGGAAATCGCTCAAGTAGGAAAGACCTACAAGAAACATGATATCTTCACGCTTGTGGATCCTGACCACACAGAACAATTCAGTGAAGGTAAACGGGTGCTTGTCCAAGTCAACTATGATTTTACCTATAATGGGGAAACAGTCAAAGACTTGAAAGGTCCACTGCTTCAAAATGGCAAACTTGCAATCTATAATTGGGAGGTACCAAAAGAAGAGAAGCAAAACAAACCTTCTGGAGATCTTGAGACTCAGCCAGTGGCGCAACCTAGTGTCTAATGGAAAGGTTGGTGGTTGATGAGCTTATCAGATCTAATCGCACACCTTGCCCCGACTATTGGAGTGGTAGCGACAGGCTGGTTTGGAATGAAGGCAAGCAAGTCTGCTAACCTAAACAAAGAACAGTTTAACGAGTTGAAAGACGAGCTGGGCACGATCCAGCAAGCAGTTGAGACCGTCCAAGCCGTGGGCAAGGATAACAACAAAAAAATCGATGAAGTGAATGACAAATTGGCCGTACATGATGAAGCGCATCTGGTCACGATGTATTTGAGGCTAGAGCGTGACATCTCAACAGCTATTGACCGTGGATACACAACAGTCCATGAGTCAGATATCATTCACAAAATGCATAAGAGCTATAAAAATTTGGGTGGCAATGGCTACATTGATGCATTGTACAACCAATATGTAAAATTGAAAGTGAGGAATTAATATGAAAATCAACTGGACAGTACGTTTGAAGAATAAGAACTTTTGGCTTGCTCTTGTGCCAG